CTGTGCCTGCTGCTGTCATTAGCAGCCTGTGTGAGCGCACCGCAATCCGTAGCTCCGATTGTCACCGAGACCAAGACAGTCCAAATCCCGCAAGCACTGACCTCCCCCACTGAGCCCGCTATCTGCAGGCTGGAAACCAACGGGGACTTGGTGGACTGCATCAAGGCGTATGACAACCAATTGCTCTCGTGCAATGCCGATAAGGCGAGCATCGAAGAGTTCCAGAAGGAGCCTAAGTGATGGACGCAAGAGACATCTTGACCTACTTCGATGAAGACGGTGAGCACGATGAGCAGTATCTAGAGGCTGTGCAGGTGGGCGAATGGGAGGTGGACCACAAGTACGAATCCCAGTCTACGGTCTATCGGCACATCCCCAGCGGGCGTTACTTCGATGTCATCCAGACGCGCTCTGGCAGCTACTACTCTGACTATGAGTATCTGGATTCGGTAGTCTACGAAGTCCAGCCCGTGGAGTACAAGGCCATCAAATATGTGGTGGTCAAGTGACATCCGCTCAAGTCCTCGCATTCCACACCCAAGAACTCCTCGAAGCCCACCGCCAGTTGTCCTTGGCTGGCGTCATCACCCACCTCAACAGCCAGCCCCTGACCATCAGCCAACGCTGTGCAATCGCACGGGAAGCGCTGGTTGCCTGGGGTTCCACCAAGTCAGTCCTTACAAAGGCTATGCAATGAACCTGTTCGACCAATTCGAAGAAATCCTCAGCAAGCTCAAGGACGCTGGGATCACGGGAGCCCTCATCGCGGGGGGTGCCTGCCGTGACCACATCCTGGGCCGCCCTGTGAAGGATATTGATGTCTTCGTGCCCTCGCAGCCGAACATCGATGTGAAGCTGGCGAAAGCCTTTGGGGCCTTCAACGTGAGCCCTATCATCGCCGCAGAGTACGCAGGTGCTGGTGGTGAGGTAGAGCACGTCTACGAGATTCAAGAGGAAGACGCGGACCCCTTCGCTCCTCATCCGCTGGAGCATGTGCCCGTTCAGGTTATCGTACTGGCCCCCGGGCTGGACCCGATTGAACGCGCTAAGTGCCATGACTTTGGCATCTGCCAAGCGTGGTATCTGGGAAGCCGCTTGTTTGACGTGACCGAAGCGTTCCACTTGGACATGCGAAACAGGACGTTCACGCTTGTTCACTGCGAGGACTCCACCCAACTGGGGAGGTCGATGCGCAGATGGGCACGGTTCAAGGAGCGCTTCCCAGGCTTCTCGCTGCGCCTCACGGGGCCGTTCCGTTATTGGCAGAGCGTCTACGCATGAAGACCACCCTCCTGATTGACGCGGACATTGTGGCCTTCAAGATTGCCTCCACAGCACAGAAGACCCACAAGTTCCTCGATGATGAAACCGGGGACATCATTGAGTGCGTGGACTTTGATGACTGGGAAGAAGTAACGCCCCGCATCGATGCCCTCCTAGCTGAGTACCTGGAGCACACGAAGGCCGATGAGCTAATCATCTGCCTATCCTGCCCCACCGAGGAAGGCTGGCGCAAGGCCATCTACCCGGACTACAAGGCCAACCGGGATTACTCGAAGCGCCCTGTGTACCTGTCAGCGGTCAAGGACTACATGGCTGAGAACTACCGCAGCTATCGGAAGCCCACGATGGAAGCAGATGACATCATGGGGATTCTCTCTACGCACCCCACGCTGGTCCCCGGTCGGAAGATCATCGTATCGGAGGACAAGGATATGCAGACCATCCCCGGGTGGCTGTGGAATCCCGCTAAGGACAACAAGCCGCGCCTCGTGGATGAGCACAGCGCCAACTACTACCACTTCTATCAGACCCTCGTAGGGGACTCCACGGACAACTATAAGGGTTGCCCGGGGATTGGCCCTAAGAAGGCTGAAGGGATTCTAGAGGCGCACTGCCACGAGACCAAGCATGACTCCGTGTTTGAGGATGACATGGCGTGGGTGGACATCGTGGCTGCCTTCGAGAAGAAGGGCCTCACCGAGGATGACGCAATCCTCCAAGCTCAACTGGCCCGCATCTGCAGGGCCGATGACTACAACTTCAAAACTCAGGAAGTGATTCTGTGGAACCCGTAAAGAACGATAAGACGTGCCTCGATTGTGTACATGGGAAGGTGGACGTTGCCAATGGTGGCGTCCGCTGCACCCAGCATGACAAGCATGTGGTCCAGTGGTTCTCAACCCCGGCAAGCTGCCTCAACTATAAGGACCCGGTGTAATGGAACGAGATTGCAATACGTGCGGCAGCCACGCCCAAGCGAGCGTCCTGGACGACATCCCCGCAGGGTGCTGGACCTGTACCGCATCGGAGACTCGCGGGGGCCCGGTGTTGCCCCAGTGGAAGCCGATTGAGTTCTTCAATCCCGCTCCGACATCCGCAGAGCTTCACCAGTGGGTACTCCAGGCGGAAGCGCAAGAAGCGCAGATGCAGTACGAAGCCCCTCAGCCGCTGACTGATGCCCTCCATCGGCAAATCGGTGGGGCCCACTACAAGGGCCTGAAGATTCAACCGATGGAGTACTCGATTGCCAACGGGCTCAACGCATGTGAGCACACGGCCATCAAGTACATCACCCGGAAGAAGGGTGATAAGGCGAAGCGCTTGGAGGACTTGGACAAGGCAATCCACTCCATCGAGTTGCTGAAGCAGTTCATCGAAGACGGCACTTTGGTGGATTAACTCGATTCCCGCAGATGCTTACTGGCTCGGCTTCTGCGGGATTTAGGGGTCTTAACCCTCACTCTCGCAGTATGCCGAAAAAACTTATATAAGATTATCTTAAGAGAGTCCCGGCATCCATGAACCTTTCCGAACGCATTGGCAACCTCATCACCGCTGAGCTCCTTCAGTGTCTCGATGAGTTGCATCCCCTGTGCCTCCCCGACCCTAAAGATTCCCTAGCGGAACTCTGGATCAAAGTCGGTGAGCGCCGTCTAATCGAAACCCTGCACGCTAAGTACGCAGAGGTGAACGACCCCTCCTGAGGTAATCCCCACCATGTGCAGCGCCCCCAGCGCCCCGAAGCAGCAGACTGTGGCACCCGCCCAGACCCCGGCTCCGATGGCCAACCCAGAGAACACCGCAAGCACCAACACTGCAGGTGGTCAACGGGCTGCCTCAACGGGCCGTAACGCTCTCCGTATCGACCTCGCTACACCCGCAGCATCGGCTGCATCTGGCCTGACGATTCCGAAGTAATGGGTGACGTTACCGCCAGTCTCAAGGCACGGTATGACAAGCTCAGCACTGACCGCCTTACGTTCTTGGAGCGTAGCCGGGACTGTGCGAAGCTGACCATCCCCACCTTACTCCCCCCTGAGGGCTCCACTAGCTCCACCAAGTTCCCCACTCCGTACCAGTCTTTCGGTGCCCGTGCGGTGAACAACTTGGCAGCTAAGCTCCTCCTAGCATTACTCCCCCCGAACTCTCCCTTCTTCCGCCTTGTGGTGGATGATGTGACCATGCAGAAGCTCACTGGCCGCCAAGATATGCGCGCCCAGATTGAGAATGCACTGAGCGGGATGGAGCGGTCAGTCATGACCAACATCGAAACAAGCACTATCCGCACCTCTGCATTCGAGGGTATCAAGCTGCTGCTGGTCACGGGCAACGTGCTGTTCTTCTTGGCCCCCACAGGCGGCATGAAGACCTTCCGGCTGGACCGTTACGTGGTCAAGCGGGACCCTATGGGCAACGTCCTGGAACACATCACGAAAGAGTGTGTGTCCCCGATGGAGCTCCCTGAGGGTATCCGTGAGTCCGTACTGGCGAACAAGAAGGCTGATGACAACGAGGACGTGGTGGATGTCTACACCAGCGTGAAGCGCACCCCGAAGAACTGGGAGGTCTATCAAGAAGCCAATGGCATCGAGATTCCCGGTACGCGTGGCTCGTATCCGCTGGGTAAGTCCCCGTGGATTCCCCTCCGCTTCATCGCAGTCGATGGCGAAGACTATGGCCGCAGCTTTGTGGAAGAGTACCTGGGTGACATCAAGTCCCTCAATGCTCTCCGTAAGGCCATCGTTCAGGGCTCCGCTGCTGCAGCCAAGGTCCTCTTCCTGGTCAAGCCTAACTCCACCACCAAGCTCCGAGTGCTCACTGAGAGCGAATCAGGTGCCGTGAAGGAAGGCAACGCTGAAGATGTGACTGTGCTGCAGATGCAGAAGCAGGCTGACTTCGCTATTGCCAAGCAGACGTGTGACACGATTACCCAAGAGCTTAGCTTTGCCTTCCTCCTGAACACCGCCATCCAGCGTAATGGTGAGCGAGTGACAGCCGAGGAAATCCGATACATGGCTAACGAACTGGAAAGCTCACTGGGCGGTGTCTACTCGACACTGAGCCAAGAGTTCCAGTTGCCCCTCGTACAGCGAGTGATGTTCCAGATGGAGAAGCAGGGGAAGCTCCCTGTGCTGCCTGAAGGAACCGTTAAGCCTGCCATCACAACTGGCATTGAGGCTATCGGACGCGGCAATGACCTCACGAAGCTCCAGCAGTTCATGACCTCCCTTGAGCAACTTGGTCCGCAAGTGGCACCCACCTACGTCAACATGGGTGACCTTATCAAGCGCACCGGGGCATCTCTGGGCATCGACATGAACGGCCTGATTAAGACCGACGAGCAGATTGCAGCAGCAGAGCAACAGGCTCAGATGCAGAACATGCTTCAGACATTGGGACCCAACGCTGTGAACCAGATGGGCGGTCTCGCTAAACAACACATGCAGGGTCAACAAGCGGCCCCCGCACCACAAGGACAGTAACATGGCAGACGCAATTCCCCTCGGCAGTGAACCGCAGGCTCCCGTAGAGCCGCCCCCGAAGAAGGCCAAGGCTCCGGCTAAGGTCCTCGAAGATGGCTTCTCGATTCCTGAAGGCGCAGTTCAGTTGGACTCGCACGAAGCCTACCGGGTGGACAATTAATGGCTGAGAACGCAGCAGCAACCGCAGCCCCGGAAGGCCAACCGGCACCGGGGACCCCCGAGTACGATGCAGCGATGGCCGCGAAGTACGATGCAGCCACGGGCAATGCTCCGCAAGCAGAAGCCCCGCAGCGCCCCGCTCACGTTCCCGAGAAGTTCTGGAACCCTGAGACTGGTGCAGTAGACACCGAAGCGTGGGCGCGCTCGTACACCGAACTGGAACAGAAGCAATCCCAAGGGAAGCCTGCAGAGGCAGCCCCGGTGGAAGCCCCTGCAGCACCGGAAGCGGCAGCCGAAGCTCTGGAATCGAAGGGCCTGAACCTCGCTGACTTCAGCACGGAGTTCGCTCAGGCAGGCAACCTCTCGGAAGCCTCGTACCAGAAGCTCGAAGCCGCTGGCATTCCGAAGCCGGTGGTGGACGCCTACATCGCAGGTCAGCAAGCTCTGGCCACGCAAGTCCGCGCACAGGGTCTCGAAGCTGCAGGCGGTGAGGAACAGTTCAACGCTATGGCAACGTGGGCCAAGAACGGCCTCACGGCTGGTGAGCTCGATGCCTACAACCAAGCGGTCACCACGGGTTCTGTGGATCAAGCCAAGCTGGCTATCTCAGGTCTCCGTGCTCGCTATGAGGCAGCCAATGGCCGCGAACCGCAACTCCTCGGTGGTGGCAATGCCAACGCTGGGAATGCTGGCTATGGCTCCACTGCTGAGATGGTGCGTGATATGTCGGACCCGCGTTACTCGAAGGATGAAGCCTTCCGCAAACAAGTGGAAGCCAAACTCTCACGCACTACGGCCTTCTAACATGCCCTCTCTGGATGCCAATAAGGGCTCCTCGGTGAACGCTTCTGGAACCAAGATTGCTGCTGCTGTTGCACTCGGCAGTGGCAAGTTGGATACCACGAAGGCGGTCAACGATGCCCATACCTTTGTTCCTCATGGGAACCTCAAGATTAACGTCAAGACGGCCATTGCAATGGGCCTCCTGGCGCGCAACGCAAGCGACACATTGGTTGAACTGAATCCGGTCCAGCCTGCAACCCGCACGAATCCGTAATACCGCATCACCCATCTCTAAGCATTCCACGCAAGGAACACTTGGCCTTCCCGAGGGAAGATAACCATGCACACGTCCACGCCTAAGTCTGCTCTGAAGTGAACCCTCCAAGGCCACCCATTGGCCGCTCTTTCATTTCATTCTGGATTTATCTCAAATGGCAAACGCAACAGTCCTGGCCGGTGGTCAGATTAACGGTGCAGGCGCAACTGATGCCCTGTTCCTCAAGGTCTATGGCGGTGAAGTTCTCACGGCATTCGACCAAAACAACGTGGTCATGCCCCTCCACACGGTCCGTACGATTAGCTCGGGCAAGTCGGCTCAGTTCCCGGCAACGTGGCGCGTCACGGGTGGTTACCACACCCCGGGTACGGAAATCGTTGGTCAGACTTCCAACCTCGCAGAACGCAACATCGTCATTGATGACCTGCTCGTATCGAGCGTGTTCATTGCTGACATCGATGAAGCGAAGTCGCACTTCGATTACCGCAGCACGTACTCGGCTGAAACGGGCCGCTTCCTTGCAGCGAACTGGGACAAGAACGTTATCCAAGTCATGGCCCTCGCTGCACGTTCGGCTGCTGTGGTTACGGGTGGCGTTGGTGGCACGGTTCTCACTTCGGCTACCACGCTGTACAAGACCTCGGCAACGGACCTCGCTGCTGGTATCTACGCTGCAGTGCAGGCGTTCGATGAGAAGGACATTCCGATTACCTCGGAGCGCAACGCTCTCGTGCGTCCGGCTCAGTACTACCTCCTGGCGCAATCGACCGCACTGGTGAACCGTGACTGGGCAGAAGGCAATGGTAACTACGGCACGGGCAAGATTCTCAAGATTGGTGGTGCAAACATCATCAAGACGAATCACCTCCCGAGCACGAACGTCAACACGGGTCCGACCGCTTATCAGGGCGACTTCACGAAGACGGCCGCTGTCATCACCACGAAGGAAGCGGTGGGCACGGTTAAGCTGCTGGACCTCAGCATGCGCATGTCTTACGATGAGCGCCGCCTTGGTACGCTGATTGTCAGCAAGTACGCCGTAGGCCACGGTATTTTGCGAAGCGAGTGTGCCGTCGAACTGGTAACGACCACGTAATTGGTCAAAACCTGCAGCAAATGCGGGGAGGCTAAATGCCTCTCCGAGTACTCAGTTGTGCGCGGCAAACACGCCACGACGTGCAAGACATGCTACTCATATAACACCACAGCCAATAACTTAGGCGTTCCGTTTGAGCAGATTATTGCTATGTACCGTGAGGATTCGCGGTGCTCCATCTGTGGTTCGGATGGCAACACGGGTGGAAGATTCAAGAGGCTTTCTGTGGACCACGATCACGCCACCGGGAAGATTCGGGGGCTGCTCTGCCACAACTGCAATCTAGGCCTTGGACACTTCAAGGACTCGAAGGCGGCTCTATTCAGCGCACTCAAGTATCTAGATCAACACCAGTAACACTCCTAGGGGGATTCGCTTAACGGCGGGTCCCCCTTTTTTCGTTTACTCAAGAGGATTCTCCAATGGCTTCAGCCTTCATGACTGAACTTGAGGCTGTGAACATGTGTCTCGCCGCTATCGGTGAGTCCCCTGTTAATACACTCTCAACTACCGGACTGGCCGATGTTGCAAGCGCACGGGCCAAGCTCACCGAATTCAGCCGCACCGTCCAATCCACGGGATGGGCGTTCAACACCGAAGAGAACTTCCCCCTCTCTCGTGCCACCGATGGGACCATCACGGCCCCGGCAAATGCACTCTCCGTATCCACGGACCAGACCGTTACAGCGAAGCGTATCGCACAGCGCGGCCAGCGGATTTACGACAAGGCGAAGCACAGCTACTTGTTCACTGAGGACCTGACTGTGAACATCATCTTCTTCTTGGACTGGGATGAACTCCCACAGACTGCGCGGCAGTACATCGCCATCTGCGCAGCTCGCTCCTTCCAGGGGAACAACCTGAGTTCAGATACGCTGGACAAGCTCACTGAGGATGATGAGATGAAAGCGCTGATTGCCCTCAAGGATGCTGAGGGGGACAACGGGGACTTCAATATGTTTAACGATAGCT